CGCTCTTACACATCTCTCGCTGAAAAAGCGATCACTACTAAAAGTCAAAATTCATGGCTTTGTCCGCATTGGGCAAGGCCTAAACGCATATTAACTAAACCAATTTAACTAACAGGAATTATCACAAATGGAAGACTTAACAACACGCAACAAAGCCAGCGCTCGAAAAATTGAGAGCTGGATTCTAAACCGCATCGCGATTCTGGGCACGACTCAGGTGGCCGAGCATCTGGGGGTGAATAAGTCATCCGTCACTCAGTGGAAAAAGCACTACATCCCACGCATGGCTGCTCTTCTTGAGTTCATTGGATACGCCATTACTGACGACGACATATCGCGTGTTGTGGTTGGCCTAGCTGATCTGCTGGAGGAAAGGGGATTAGGAAAGAAAAAACGCCCGGCGGCAACCGAGCGTTCTGAACAGATAACGATTGAATTTTAGCAGCTCAATCAGGAGTTAATTATGACAAAACCCCTCTGTCCTGACCAGGACAAATTACACAAAAACATTATTCGTGATCGCTATCTGTCCGGTTTCAGCCAGCCTGGTCGATTTCGGGCTGAGTGGGAAAGGGTCAAGAAATTAATCAGAGGTAAGCATCATGAGTAACGTTCTCCGCATATCTGATTTTAAAGGGTCTCAGAAGCCCATGGAGAAGCCTCAGACATCAGGGCAGGGGTTAGTATTCCTGCACCGTAAAATACGTGAATTACCTTTCTACAGGACGGATAGCGAGGCAGTGCATCTCTGGGTTCATCTCATCATGGATGTGAACCCTTCACCGGCAATCGTCACCACCGAATTAGGTGAATATCAGGTGCAAAGGGGACAAACGATTACCGGACGGCACACACTGGCAAGAGAGACTGGACTTGAACCAGATCGCATCAAGTATCTGCTCAACAAGTTCGAAAAAATGGGAATGATCACCAGACAGGCTAACAAGAAATTCACCCTGTTAACGGTCACAAAATATGACGATTATCAGCAATTTTTTGTGCCAACAGAGTGCCAACAGAGTGCCACCGCAAACCCGCAGCCAGCAAGGGCTAGCGGTGAGGTTGTGCCAACAGAGTGCCAACAGAGTGCCACAAAGAAGTTATTAAATAATAACTCATTAGGTAAACCTAATGAGTGTGCAACTCGCAGCGAAAATCCAGTGGCTGAAAAGCCAAAGTCTGCTAAGCCGAAATTATCCTGTGACGAAGTCTGGCAATGCCTGAAAGACGAACTTCCAGAAGCCAGGGGATGGAGAACTCTGACTGATGAACGTCGTAACCTGATTCGCACGTTCTGGGCTAAGGCCAACAAGATTGCCCGAGATCTGGATGGTCAGCCACTCGACATGGAAGGCTTCCGGGGCTACCTCCAGTACATCAGCGGAAACTGCCGATGGATGCTGGAAGACCGGCCTGACCAGAAGACCGGTAAGACATGGCGTCGCATGAAGTTCGATAGCTTCCTGTCAGCCAAGCTCTACATCGAAGTGCGGGAGGGCGACAAGGATGACCGTTGATTACATCACCCCGCCAAACAGCATTGAGTCAGAGCAAAGCGTACTCGGTGGCATGCTGCTCGATGACGATAACAGCGAGCGCGTGCAGAGAGTCCTGTCGATGCTCAAGCCGGAATCGTTCTACACCCGTCCGCATCAGGTTATCTACGCGGAGATGGTGCAGATGTACCGGGCGCAGAAGCCTGTCGATCTGCTGACCCTGTTTGATGTCCTGCAAAGCAAGGCGCTGGCCGACTCAGTTGGTGGATTTGCTTACCTGGCTGAGCTGTCCAAGAACACGCCCAGCTCCGCAAACATCGTTTCTTACGCCAGCC